TCTTCTTTTTTCATGGCCTCACCTCTCTTTCATCAAAATTACCCCACTGATTTCCCATTGCTTCTGCAATTCCAGTATAAGTGATAGACCTGTTCTTGCTCCGGTTCTTTGATGGACTCATATTATGTATTCTTTTCAGTCTCCCATCTACGATATTTTCAGGGACAAGTTTTGGTAAATTTTTTAGCCATAAACAGGTTGCTTTTGTCTCTCCGTGACCAAACATCCATGGCTGTATAATCTGATCTGGTTTTCGTATTTTTGTGGAGATTACTCCGATTGGGTTTTCAATCGCAATACGGGGTATTGGTGCATCCATCAGGGTCTGCACAAATTGTAGTGCTTCTTCTTGAAGTGGCATCCTGTCCTTGAACCATCTTGCTCCTGATACGCATAAATATGTACATGGTGGGTGTGCTATCATAAGATCCCATCCGTCATTTATTATATCAAGTACATTTCCCTGATAATGTTTTCCTGGTATACTTGTCGGAAGTAAATCGCATGATAATGCGAAATGTCCACGATCAGAAAAGGCTTCCCTTACTATACCAGAAAACTCACAAGCGATTAGAACTTTCATGGCCTCACCTCTCTGTAATAAACACAATGCCGTTCAAGCTCATCTCTCCGGTTAATGATAAACGACGAGTTATAAATATATGGTCCACCAACTAAAGATGAGCACGCTGGTAACTCTGGCATTTTGTATGTATAGGTACATGTCCCATCACCAGACGGATGCAACTTACCCACCTTTGTCCTGCGCCATTCTGCATGTATACATTTTTTGCAGTTTCTCATTCCTCAACTCCTTCCGGCTTAGGAACTACATCTCGAATAAGCCGAGCATACTTTACGCGCTCCTCGTCATTGTCTGTTAATAGCCATCTGGTAAAATAACTGTTTATGGTTGCACATTTAGATATTTTACCAAGTTCGCAGTTACAGCAATTTGCGGAATAAATCATACATAGATAACAATTATAAGGTATTTTTTCTGCATCTTCAGGAAAGCACTCTTTTAAAGCGCACTTTTTATCTTTATCGAAGTGTTCACTAAGATAGTTCCATATTATCCAATGTTTCCTTTTTAATTCTCTTACTCTTCTCATTCACTCCTCTCCTTCCTGCACACCTCAGACCGGCACTGTTCCATGTGCTTTGTGCATAAGGAAAAATAGCCTGAATCGCCTATACCCTTCACGACGATCTCTTTCCTGACACCATTTCTGCCACATTCCCTGAACTGTTCCGTGAAGGACTTTTTTACGTCCGGCATCTCTTTATTCATTTGATTTTTCCTCTTGTCTTTTCCTCAATTTAAGTCATCGCTCATTTCTTACTTCACTCAAATATCACCAACTGGTCCTTGTCAGTTTTACGATCCTCTTCCATCCACCACCTGAACATGGCATCTCCGTCAGCCCATTTGATAAACGGATTATTTTGTATTTTCCTCAACTGAACTAGTCTATCAAACGTTCTCCGATACATGGTTTCAAATATGGGCCACCTTTTAAAATGCTCAATTCTGTTCTTTCTATTCGTCATGGGGCAACCGATACAACCAATGCGTTTGAATCCCTCATCATACAAAGATGGATATACTAGATTGTTTTCTTTAATGTATTGCCATACGTCTTTATTAGACCAATCTATAATCGGACTAAGAAATCTTCGTGTTCTTCCGGTCGTACATGATTCGACCATTTTGCGTTTTGCTCGTTTTGCGCTTTCTGCCCATCGGACACCGAGGACAACAAACCTATCTGTTCCACTACCCTCCTTAAGCACCTGACAACAGTACCTTGCTATCCTCGTTGGTGGCATCTGTTTCAGTTCAATCAACTTCCACATAGACATGACCGGTTTGTGCCTGATGACATCGGGATAGTTCTTTTTCACAAACCTTACCAACTCAGGTGGATCAACGCTTGTCATGTTCATATGGGCATCATGTTTGACGCCTGATTTCCTGACTAGGTCGAGCACTACAATGGAGTCCTTTCCTCCTGAGAATGCCACATAATAGCCTTCCTCTGGTTCAAAGGCTTGTATGCGCTCTATTGCCAGCTTAACTTTGTCAATATGATCAAACAGGGTGTCTTCTATGAGCATTTCCTTACCTCACTGAGCCTGCACACCGGGGCCTTCTTCCACTGCGCTATTCCTTCCCTGAGAAAGTCCTCATAGGTGTACCAGACCCATCGACCATGGTCCCTTGAGTAGATTCTGACCTCTTCCTTCTCCGTGTCGATCCGGGTGGTGTGGAGATGGTCTTTCATGCGAGCATCCCCAATATCGCCTTCATTCCTGCAAGATCCCTATAGTAGCCGGTATAAGGCTCGTTGCTCTTGTCGTACTCTTTGCATGCCTTTGCCTCTGGCGCTGTGTACTTCATCGTGAGGAGGCATTTATGATCTGTTCCTGATGCAATGATGAAGCAGCATGATTTGCAGGTTGTCATATTATTCCTTTCCTGCTGAAAGGATATAGTCATAGACAAGATTGAGGTCAGATTCTTTTATCTCCGACAGTTTCTTGATGCCGAAGTTTGCCATGAACGCTTTGCCATCTATGCCTCTCTGCTTCATCTGTAAAACTATATCTTCGGCTTGGACCTTGTTTATTAATGAATCACTCTTCATGTCTATAGGTGTTGATTCTTGCTTGGGTTCCAATATATCTTTAATAGAATCAACTTGAGACTTGTTTGATTTATTAACTTGATTGCCTTGTAGTATAGATGCATTATTTCCATCATCGTCTTCAGGAGATACGCCAACTATTGCCGCTAGAGAATATCGGCGCATATATGTTATGCATGACCCTATGGCTTGTGGATCATTTTTGACCGGTTTCATTCTTAACATACTTGATACCCATTCACCAGAAACATGGCTCAATATTGTTTCAAGCGAAATATACTCTAAATCTTCTGATGGAACGGTTACTTGTATAATAGCAAGCCCATTGTCCGACAATTGCTTTCTGCAAGCCCTCCATACTGAGGTTAGGTCTGCATATTTGGATTTAAAATATGGATTGTTGGAATCAGTTAATGCTCCCTCAAGAGATCCTTGCACCTTTGCTAATGCTTCTGTGAGTTTACTAATATTTTCACTCTTATTCATTGTCTACCTCCTTTAATGGATTATTTGTAATTAACGTTTTCTTTTCTTTAATGCTGAATCTCCGATAATCGGCACCAGGCTTCATGTACTTCTGAAAGAGTTCGGGCTGGTCTTTCTCTAGTTGTTTGGAATCGAAACCAACCCGACCCTTTACGGTTGTCCATGAAATCCCATAGGTGGTATTGCTGTTCTGATAAACTCCTTTTGCCGCCTCTCCCATTGCTGCCTTAATAATTGCTTCAGAATCCTCTTTCTGTTTCGTGTAAGCCTCAAGGTGGGCTTTCGCATCGAGATATGATACAATCGCACTGCCTACCTCATCAGAGGTCAATGTGAGGCTCGTTCCATTATCCCGAGAATAAATGCGGGATAGAACATCTAGGCTTGCTCCTGTTGGATTTGGAGGAATGTTTTCAGAAACATTATTGAACCAAAATGACCTCTCTTTTTGAATTATGAGAGATATGAGATCCTCATCACGGTCAAAATCAAAATATCGAAACTCGCAACCACCAATAAGGACCGCGAGAGCGCCCCACGAAAAACCGGTGACGGCAATCTCATGATAAAGTTGGATAAAGTATTCTCTGGGAACTAAATCACCCCATTCTGATTGTGAAAACCTATCAACATTTTTGCACTGGACAACACCCGGACCTTTTTCAGGATGGTATGCTATCCCGTCCAGAGTACAGATAAGCCAGTCATGATCAGGGTTGCATGATATTTTCTGAGTTGAGTTGTGTTCAACCTTCAATCTGGTCCTGATGCCGTATTCTGCGAGGATGATGGGTTCAAGTTTCAGGCCCCATTCCATACGTTCGGTTGATTCAACCGGTACACCTTCACCTATTTTGTCGAGGTAGACGGCAAGCGGTGATTTGTAGCGAGATAGGCCAAGGACAGCGGCAGCATCGGAACCGCCTATACCCTTGCATCTTTCTTTCAGCCATGCTTCTCTTGATATGTTATACATGGATCACCTCCCGATTGTTCCAGATCCAAGCCCCACAGCTCGCCAACATGATGACAAGCCATGGCAGGATATCATTGTCCGTCATTGGAAAACTCAGGAACACTACGAAAAGAAGGGCGTTGATGAAGGGCTTCATTATTTCACCATTCCCAAAACAGACTTTACATCCTCTATTTGCAAGATATATTCATTTTCAATGGCGGCGGACTCGGCGGACTCGGCGGCAGACCTGGCGGCAGACTCGGCAGACCTGGCGGCAGACCTGGCGGCATACCATGCGGCAGACTCGGCGGCAGACTCGGCGGCAGACTCGGCAGACCTGGCGGCAGACCAGGCGGCAGACCTAGCAGACCAGGCGGCAGACCTGGCGGCAGACCATGCGGCAGACCTGGCGGCAGACTCGGATTTATCAGAACCATTAAGCCAATTATATGCCCATTTCTCTACTTCGGATATGCCGCAATTAAGTGCGCTGCGCTTGACTGATCTATCGACAATCGCACCAAGAACTCGTGCAAGCTGATATTTGGTTAATGCCCCCTTTCTCCACACCACCCACATTTTATCAGCGGCAGGTATAGGCATTTCAAAAATATCAAGAAGGGATGCTTTTTCTCTTCCAGCCCACAACTGAACAAGATACTCAATCGTGTAAGTATTGCACGGCTTTTCTTCCATCAATTGCTTCACTGTCCAAGTCTTCATTTGACCTCCCCATTATTCATTCTTAACTACCAATAAACTACTAACAATTTACTGTCAAGAAAAATCTTCACTAAGAATAAAATTCATTAGCTAAAATGATCTAAGAATCTGTTATTATTGACATATTAAATGTAAATAAACATCTTGACATTGAAGAGTAAAAAGAATATTATCTATCTATGGCGATAGAACTAAATGTAGATCTAGTTAAAAAGCAAATGAAAAGAGCCGGTATTGGGCCTGTAGAAATGTCTGCTTTATTGGGTTACACGACCAGGCAAGGATTCTATTACATGATGGATAGCCGGAGCCTTAAAAAGATTAACAAATTATCTGAGATATTCGGGATTGATAAAAATGCCTTCGTCATCATCTCATAAGCCAGTCCCAGGCCCCCATGGCCTGAAGACCTCCTTTGGCCGGAGGAGCAGCAAGCTCTCACTCCTCCGGTATTTTTTCGCAATAATAGGCTCGTTTTTACTCCCCGTTCCAAGGCAGAGCGGGGAGGCTTTTTCGAGGTGAAAGATGATTAAAGTCTATGTAGCAGGAAAATATTCTGATGATAATGTTCTGAGTGTATTAGGTAATATTGCAAAGGGTTTGCGGATTTGCAAAGACCTTTTTCTTGCGGGTTATGCCCCATTCTGCCCGTGGCTTGATCATCAATATGTATTGCAGATGAGCAAGGACGAAATAGACGCTTTAACCGTCAAGATGTTCCATGATTACTCAATGATTTGGCTTGAGTGTTCGGATTGTATGCTTGTCCTTCCAGAAAGAATTGAAAACAGTAAAGGCGTAAAGGCTGAACTTGATCGTGCTGTTGAGATTGGCATTCCAATATTCTTCTCGATTCAAGATTTGAGGGGGTTTTATGAATTATGATGACTTTATAAAATCAAAAGAATTTCGAGTAAGAGCAAGTGGTTTCTATCCTACTCAAGATATAAATCAAAAACTGTTTGATTTCCAGAGAGACATTGTAAGATGGTCCTTAATCCGTGGCAAGTCTGCCGTGTTCGCTGATTGTGGCCTTGGTAAAACTCCAATGCAACTTGAATGGGCTTACCATGTATACGAACATACTAAATTGCCTGTAATTATCCTTGCGCCTCTTGCGGTGTCAAAGCAGACCATAGGAGAAGGCGTTAAATTTGGGATAGAAGTTAATCCATGCAGGTCAGATGGGGATGTTAAGTTAGGGGTTAATATTACCAATTATGAAATGCTCCATGCCTTTGATGCTTCGGTATTCTCAGGCGTGGTACTTGATGAAAGTTCCATTTTGAAATCATTTTCAGGCAAGATCAGAACACAAATAATAGAAACATTCATTAATACACCTTACAAAATGGCTTGCACAGCTACTCCTGCCCCTAATGATTTTATGGAACTTGGGAACCATGCTCAATTCCTGAACGTCATGACAAGGGAAGAGATGCTTGCCATGTTTTTTATAAATGACGGTGGTGATTGCGGCAAGTGGAGACTTAAGGGACATGCTCAATCTGAGTTCTGGAAATGGATATGCCAGTGGGCAATCACTATCAGGAAACCTTCCGATCTTGGATATAATGACAATGGATTTATCCTGCCAGAGATCCATTTCCATGAGCATGTTGTGGAAAGTGGATTTACAACTGATAGACTTTTTTCAACAGATGCAAAAACCCTTGAAGAAAGGAGGGAAGCACGAAAGGCGTCTCTTCCTTCTAGGGTGGACATGGCTGCTGAACTTGCTAATAATTCGACAGATCAATGGCTTATTTGGTGTGATCTAAACGATGAAAGCAAGGCTCTATATAATGCCATTAGTGATTCTATAGAGGTAAAAGGATCTGATGAAAACGAACATAAAGAACAATCTGCCATTGACTTTACTAATGGAAAGATAAGAACCCTCGTCAGCAAGCCTTCAATATTCGGGTTCGGATTAAATTTTCAGTCCTGTCATAATGTGATTTTCACCGGCCTATCTGATTCTTATGAACAATTCTATCAGGCTGTAAGGCGATGTTGGCGGTTTGGTCAAAAAAATAGTGTTAATGTCCATATCATCATATCTGAATCAGAGGGAGCTGTACTTTCAAATATCAAACGAAAGGAGTCTGATGCAATGGAATTGGCGAAGGGAATGGTTGAACATATGGCCGATATTTCAAAGGCTATCTTGCATGATAATGAATATCAAATACCTGAATACAAGATAGGATCGGTAAAAGATAAAAACTGGGAAATGCACCTTGGAGATTGTGTAGATGTTATTAAAAATATTGCAGATGATTCAATAGGATATTCTATATTTTCACCGCCTTTTGCATCACTGTTCACCTATACCAATAGCCCTAGAGATATGGGTAACAGTAAAACACAGGAAGAATTTATGCATCACTTCAGATATTTGGTAAAAGAAATTCATCGGGTAATCATGCCTGGGCGTTTGGTTTCATTCCATTGTATGAACCTTCCAGCAACTATTACCCGTGACGGTTATATAGGCATGAAGGACTTTCGAGGTGATCTTATCCGTATTTTTGAAGGTGCGGGATTTATATATCATTCAGAAGTTTGTATATGGAAAGATCCTCTTGTGCAGGCAACTCGTACAAAGAATCTCACCCTTGCACATAAGCAGATCAGCAAAGATTCTTCCCGGTGTGCTCAAGGATTACCTGATTATGTTGTTACCATGAGGAAATTGGGAATCAATCCTGAACCTATTTCACACGGCAGAGGATTTGAGTCTTATGTGGGAGAAATGCCAGAACCTAACGATCCAAAATCAGACAATCCTAAAATAAATAAATATTCTCATCATGTATGGCAGAGGTACGCATCCCCTGTTTGGTTTGATATCAGGCAGACAAGGACGCTTAATGAGAGAGCAGCACGAGAGCACTCTGATGAAAGGCATATTTGCCCGTTGCAACTTGATACAATAGAGCGATGTCTTGATCTTTGGAGCAATCATAGGGATGTTGTCCTTTCTCCCTTTGCTGGTATTGGTTCGGAGGGTTACTGTTCAATCAGGATGGGCCGTAAATTCATCGGCATCGAACTAAAGGAATCCTACTATAACGAATCAATAAGAAATCTTCGTAAGGCACAAGATGAAATGACTCAGGATGTATTATTTGGGTGATAAAAAAATGGTAAGACAACTCTTCGAAATCTCAATCTATGCCCTTCTTCTCTGGCATCTCACGGAGGGAATGCCATGGTGATCTGCGACGGTATCTATCTCGTGGTTATGGTAGCAACCCTGCTGCTTATCATTGCACTCTTCAGTAGCTGAAACGGCGCTCAAAATAGTTTGTATAGCTATACCAACTGTCAACTATCAGTTTACAGTTGGATTATTGGTTAACTTAGTTAATATTTTATTAATACAAAATATTCTTGACATGCAACAAATGGTATGATTTATATCTGATATGGCTAAGGTTTATGATAAACAAATCCTTTTCGAGCGCAGTCTCAATCTTTTCCTGTGTCGTAGACCTTAGCCGATTTACGTAACGGGTTGGGGCTGCGCTCCAATAGGAGTTGGTTCTATGAATAAAGCCATCCTTGAAGAGTTGATTGATATAATTACGGAAAAGGAATATACTCAAGAAAGATCTCTTATTGTAGATGCTGCAATGATTATTAAAGAACTTATAAACTCAAAGAGTATGGAGAGGCCCTATGAATAATTTAGAGCAAGCCATACTGTATGCAGAAAAAATGAAATGGCGCATCTTGCCGTGCAATCTTGAAAAAGTAGCACTATTAAAAGACTGGACAAACAAGGCAACCTGTCAAGCAGATATTATAACTCAGTGGTGGAAATCTAACCCTAACTGTTCCATTGGCGTTGCATGTGGCCCTGAGTCTGGCATATGGGTTTTAGATATTGACCTCCCAGACGGCCCGAATACAATAAAAGATTGGGAGAATAATGGGCTTATTCTCCCTCAAACGCTAACCCAGGAAACAGGCAGTGGTGGTACCCAATATTTTTTCAAATGGAATGGCAAGGAAGTACGCAATTCTTCAAAAAAACTAGGACCAGGAATTGATGTCCGTGGAGATGGTGGTTATGTAATAGTTCCACCGTCAGGCCATCTATCAGGCAATAATTATAAATGGATCAATAAAACACAACCTGTAAGCGCACCAGATTGGTTATATGAACTAATACAGAAAACTAAAGAACCGGCATCTAACCAATGTACATCGTCAAGTTATGGAGAGTCTGCACTAACTCAGGAAATCATGAAACTATCACGAGCTACAGAGGGGCAGCGCAATGAAACTCTAAATTCTGCATCATATTCCCTCGGACAGTTAATAGCAGGAGGAGAGCTTGAACGTGAAAGGGTCGAGTCAATGTTGCTAGGTGTGGCTTTAGGAGTTGGCCTGAAAAACAAAGAAGCAAACGCTACAATTAATAGCGGAATAATAGCCGGTATGAAAAACCCAAGGCAAAATCCTCATGCTAATAATTCACTATCATACGACATAGGCGACATAGGCGACACATACGACAATGGCGACAACCGGGACAATAGGCGACAGTATACGACACTAGGCGACACTAGGCGACAGCAGGCGACAACAGGCGACAACGAAAATCAGGATAATTCAGAGAATAATCTGTTTGCTCTCATAGGCGAATACATAACAAATTCAACAGGTTCTTTCACTGACAGCCAAATAGACAACGAGTTCTGTCTTAGGACCAGGGCAGAGAAGAAACACAGATCTAAATGTCTCTCTATATATAAAAATAAAAAACTAATAAAAAAAGATAAAACTATAAAAGGTAAATGGTACGTTATATCTTCTCAAGTGCAGTGGGTCGATCTCGATCAAGCAGATGAATCACCTTTTCAGATAATCCTCCCATTTGGTTTGCATGAAAAAATATCCATACCTCCCCGGTCGATTATTGTTGTTGCCGGATCAACCAACTCTGGCAAAACGGCTTTCATCTTAAACACTCTCAGGCTAAACATAAATCAAGAATACGATAAAATATATTGCATGTCTGAAATGGGAAGCAGTGAATACAAGGACCGAGTGAAATCCTTTGGAGATAGTTTAAATACATGGAAAGCCAATATAAAGGCTGCTGAACAGTCATATGACTTCGATGGTCTAATACAGCACCATAACCCTAATGGTTTGACTTGTATTGATTACTTGGAAGAAATTGATGGAGAATATTTTAAAATACCTTCCAGTATAAGAGATATTTATGATTCTCTTGAAACTGGTGTGGCCCTTATTGCTATTCAGAAAAAAACTGAAGCTATTGTGGGTCGTGGAGGAGAAGCAACAAAAGATAAGGCAAGGCTCTATATGACTATAGATTTTCTTTGTTCTTTGGATCATGGCATTGCTTGCGCTCTTAGATTAACCAAGGTGAAAAAGTCTCTCCATGAAAATATGCAGGACAAGGAGTTACATTTTAAAATCGAGCGTGGATGCGATTTATCTATTCTGATGGATTGGACTTTTTCATCAAATGTAAACAGATCACAATGTATTTTAAAATATTCCGGGTTAAAGCACCAGAATATAACTCCGTACGATCCATGTAGTTTTATGACAGTAGAGCAGATTGAAGTAACCCTATCAGAAAAAGATTTCAGAGAATGGGAAAACTCTTATAAGGGTTATGATCTAAGAAAGGAATTGGCTAGAGTCTCAGGTATGTCATACACAGCGGCATGGTTAAATAAAAAGAACTGGTATTGGCAACTAGGAAGACATTTGGATAAAAAGTACAAAGAACATAAAGAACTTAATAATCGGAGGTAATTATATGGCATTTGAACAGAAGGATAATACTGGATCATTATTCAAAAACTCAAAGAAGGAAAACGAGAAACAGCCAGACTATACGGGAACGGCCCTTGTCGATGGCATTCCAAAACGATTAGCTGCATGGATAAAAACATCAAAGAAAGGAACGAAATATATCTCTATTTCCATCAAGAGCGATGAAGAAAGGCCCAAGCCTATAAACAGCGCTGAAGACGATGGTTACAAGCCCGCTGAATTATCGGCGTATGATGATATACCGTTTTAAACTTTAAGACATGAACGAAAGCAAATTGAGAAAGGATCCTACTATGGCAGGAATTGGAGAACAGACAAGAAAAAAGATCATTGAGGGTGTCGATGCCTTGTTTGAATCATACCAGGGCATTATCGAATCCGTTTATCTCAAATCCGAGAAAGACCTGAAGATATCATTCCCTGTATCATTGTCTCCGGGAGACAAACCCGATGACGTAGCGGTCAATGTAGAGATTAGCTTCAGTACGGGAAAAATCAAGGACAAAATATCTCTCGTGGCAAACGAGCGACAGGAGACTATGTTTAAATCATGAAAGCAAATGGGTATGAAGTATGAGATGGTCGGAGGAAGACCTGAAAATGGTTCAGGAAAGGATAAACAATGGCAGAAATAAAAATCACCCTTCCATTTCCCCTGATCACATGGAACAGACTACTCGCCATGAACCATTGGGAAAGAAAAAAGTATCGAGATTGGGTTCACCGTGCAGTATCCATATACACTCAAAACGTCACCGGCTCTCTGACGCAGATGGGATTAGTGGAAAAGCAGTCATTGATGGACTTGTCCATGCAGGACTATTACAGGATGATTCGCCCGAATATGTCAAAGAAGTTACCTACTCACAAGAGAAAATTAACAGGAAAGAAAACGAAAAAACGATACTGACGATAAAGTGGGGTGAGGAATGCCGGAGCAAATAGTCTAAAAACCTATCTAATAGGCTCACCATTGGACAGGAAGAGACAAAACCATGTAAACGTATTGCTTGTGATAAAAAATCTAGCCATGAGGCTATAAACGCCAGAAATGATAAAGGGAGAAAATAAATGAGACAGAAGGATGGAAATAATCAATTTGATTCAACGGGATTTTATATGCCACTTGATACTGATGAACAGGTAATTTCAGTGAAAAATGATCCGACTCATGAAAAAAAACCCGATATTGTGAAGCAATTCAAAGATTATTATGAACCTATATACCAGGAAGTTAGTCCGATGGAGAAAGATTGGTTGCAATTTTCGAATGATATGGTTGATCACATAGAGCAAATGAGAAAAAAATACGAAGTTAACGAAGGGGTTGAAATAGCGCAATTACTCCCGTACTCTTGGGCCATAGGGGATGCCATGAAATACATCTATGAGGTTGTTCGGTGGATTGAGGATCCTGAAATAGCCAGAAGAGGAAATATTCAGTTTATAATAAAAGAGAATTTGCTCAAAGCTGCCCATTGCTGCCAGATAGCATACTCAAAAATAGAAAATGGTAAATAACAATCATAAAAAAAATATAATTTGAGAAAAGGAGAATTGCATGGACTCATGGACAATTAGAAACATAGTTGGGGGAATTTTCATTTTTTGCTGCTTTTATCTGGTCAATCCTCTGCAAGCCTCAGATACACCAAGGCAACCAGAGCCAACGCTCAGGGAATATCAGCTCGAAGCAATCGCGCTCGAAGCGCAATTTGAAAACCTGCAATACAAATCACTGGCACTTAAAGAGAGACATGCGAAGGTTAAAGCTGAGATCGAAAGACTGACGACCAGGGCAGAGAAGAAGGAAGCCAAGAAAGAAGAGAAAAAATAAGAAAATTGATGAAATTAAGAGAAAAGGGGTGAGATTAAAATACTCACCCCGGTTATTTCAACTTATCTGGTATCAAGAGCATATAATTTGCTGGTATTACCTAGTATTTCGAGCTTGTACTCTTTCCATCCATGCTTTGAGCCAACATACCTACCAAGAGCCTCTTGATGGGATTGAGATTGATCCATCATACCCTTGAGTAATTTGCATCCTTCCTTGATGTTTACGTCGATATTGCATAGATCAGATAGGCTATAATTCCATCGTAAATACTCATGGGCTGAAGGATTTATCTGCATTAGGCCATAAGCACAAGGTATTTTCTGCTTTCCCTTTACTGTATAGCTCATAGCTCTGGGGTTGAAATCGCTTTCCGACTTTATAAGCGCTGTCACCAGCTCGGGTGGAAGATCGTTTGCAAATGCTTCCCTGTCTATTGCATGAGCTATTCTATCCTTGATGACCGGATCTATGCCGGGTTTCAGAACCTCGATATAGTCCAGGGTTCGGGATGCATAGACATACTCGTATTGTGCCTCTTCCTTGCTTTCCTGGTATTGGTTTACCCCGTATGCCACACATGCCAGTATTCCTAGCAGGACAATAAAAAATATAAACCTGCCTAGCCGATAGAAAAATGTTCGCTGAGTATGTGCCTTTTCTGCACTTGCTTCGATTAAGCGCATAAATTCTCCTTTCTTTTTGTGATCTTCTGAATAAATTCATTCTCATCCTTGGCAACAAATGTACTTCTGGTCTCGTCATTGAATCCATGAAATATGATTCTGTTGTCGTCATCAAGGAACGGGCCAATGTATTCAACCCCGTGTTTTTTTGCAAGATAAGCTGCGTATTCTTCGTCCATAATATTGTCCTCCGATATTATTTAGAATCCCATTAAAACACCGATGGCCGTTGATACTATAAACAGCCATAGTCCGAACGCTAGTGCGATAATGCCCGTCATTATTGTTTCCCGTATTGGTTCTGGTTTGTTCCGCATGTATACCTCCATTATAGTTTCCTGATCAATTCAATCAGTAAATCTCTATACTTATCATAGAGCACCACACTCTCATAGCATGATAGCTCTAAGGCCTGTCTTTTAAGCCGTGTGTACTCCTGGAGGAGTATCCATACGATACTATCAAGCGGCTCTGTTTGGATCATTTCACGTGTGATCATGACTTAGACCTCCATTTTATTGATTAATTTTTTTGACTAGATACGCAGCGTCTACAGTCCTTTTTCCTCGGTTAGTGTATCCAATTCTGACACCATCTCTGTTTTTTGCGGTCGGGTTATAGCCAGATGATCTATGTATTACTGTATACTCAATTGGTGATTTATCTGGGTTTTTTTGGAAAAATGATAGCGCTTTCCGTTGGCGTGTTATTACCTCGTTTTCTAGTTCTGGGATGGAATCAATCAGTTGTTTTAATAGTTGTAGTTCGATACATGAGCTGCATTCCTGGTGGTTTTCGAAATGTTCGACAACATCTGTAGAGTATTCACATATAAAATTATCCACTCTAGCGGGTTCACCATTTCCCCACAGTGCTGTTTCGGGAGAATCGGATACCCACATATGCGTTGACCACGTAGCACCGCATGAACACGTGTGTTTAGTGGTGTGTTTTGTCTCCGTTGCTATATTGTATAAAACAGGAATTTGTAAATCAGTTCTGTTGATTTTTTTTAACCATGTGTTAATTTTTTCAATATATAGATATCTGTAGAAACATTCTCCCGTTTCATTGGGATTATTCAATATGTTTTGAACAATCGTTTCTGGGTTTGTATCGTTCCAGTTCCCTTCTGTCATATAGCACGTGAATATTATGCAGCCGTTAGGGAGTAATTTAGTACCGTTAAAATCTTTAAACGCCTCACGAATTTTAATTTCCTGTTTCATTTTATTACCTCCATTTTTTATTCATGCCATTATATAAGCAACCACCATGCCAAGTTTATAAGCACACAATATCACTGAGTAATTACAAATATAACCATGCCATAAGCCCATAAACTGTAAAGCCCACCGACATATTGTAAACATAACTAGCTGATATTATTACAGACAGGGGTGTCGGACTAACTGTCGGCAATTTTTACTATCAGAAACATATAAGTATATCGCTAGGTTACAAGGGCATAATCTGACACCTATCGAAAAACGAAGGAAATGGCTGATAATTATATGTTGTCATAGGGTAGATTGATCCTAATTGCCAGCCATTGGTTATAATCGCCCATAACTGCCATTGACAAGCTACATGCCAATATTGTAATTATTCCCCAACGCGTGCGCGTCTAAATATCACCGCTAGGTGATACCCTGGAGACATACCTCAGTATGTCGGTTATGCCCATGAGGGCATCAAGGCATCTAGACTCCTAGACTCCTAGTATCTCCCTATATAACCACGTCAAAGCCCGCCCATACAAGGCGGGCGATAGATATAGCCAAAACTTTGACTCCACCACTTGACAATTATATACCACCTACGCTATTAACTAACCATGGAGACGATATGCTAGATGATTGCGATCGTATGGTTAATCCTGATAACGCCACCCTTAGTCATAGCGAAATCTCAAAACCTAAATACATAGATCATTCTTTGACGGTAAAAATGAGAGCTGGAGGCATGACATGTCAAGAAATCGCCGATGTTCAAGGATGTTCAAAGACTAATATCGTTAATGTGTTGCAAAGATACGATGCCAAAAAGGGAGAAGTCGAGGATTTTAAACGACATAGAGCTGATATTCTGGCGGCTATGCAGCAGAGGATTTTACGAAACGTTACCGCTGAAGACATCGCGAAAGCTCCTCTAAGCGTCAAATTATTGTCAATGGGTATAGCCTACGACAAGGAAAGGCTGGAGCGTGGCAAAGCAACAAATATCAGTGTTTCCGCTAAGTTAGAGATGACCGAGAAAGCCTACGAGAAGATGATCCGAAGGAAATATGGAGAGATTATTGACGCTCCAGGAGAAGAAATAAGCGAGGACGTAGCTGATATGGCACCTGCTGAATAGGCCCATAGATGCAACCATCGTGCCAAAGAAAAAACATCGATCCTGAACCACAAGACAACGTCCAGCACAAGCCCTATGTTCTTGATATCATTTGGTATGCCGATAATATACATTATGACAAGTTGTGTAAGATATATCCTACATATGTAATATCAAGTAGTTGCGCATGGTCCCCGTTGCCTGTAGGGTCCGAGGGTAGGGGGGGGGAGTCCGGGGGTAGGCGATTGTAGTGAAGAAGATATGCATATACCCCTCTTTCCAGCGAATATAAACAAAAAGGAGGTAATTGATTATAGATACTCATGGAAGATTTACAGTAGGCGATATGAAGAGGTTTTTAGATGATAAGCCTGATGACGAGTGTATAGCGATTGAGAGTTACCATCCTGGCGTGGCTTTGATGTTGAGTTTCACGCCTTACATAGAGGAGAGGGAGTTGAGTGCTAAGGGTAGGAAGTGGGTAGTTATTAGGGACTGTGAGTGAGGTATTTAGAGATATGGCTAGGAAAAGCGAGGAAAACGAAGGTATATCTAATGAGCAGGCCAAATTGGTCTGGAGGCAGTATCCTGAGATATTTTTCAAGGATGTGATGGGGTTTACTCCGACGAATCAGCAGTTGGAGGCAAGCAAGCTATTGGCTCGTTTATGTGAGTTGAAGTTTGCGAAGTCCAAGGGTCTCCGATTGACGCCAGAGGATGAGGCGTTCAGTAAGAAGATAGGCATTTCGATTCATTCCGGTCATGGTACTGGCAAGGATGCGTGGTTGAGTAATGTTATATTTTGGTGGATGACATGCTGGTCGTATTCTGAGGGGAGGGTTACGGCTCCAACTGCGAGTCAGATTAAGGATGTTTTATGGAAGGAGGTACGGCAGTGGAAGAGAAGGAGTCTGTATCCTATTGTGAGGGATACGATAGAGGTACAGAGTGATAAGATATTCAATGTGAGTGAGAAGGGTGAGTGGTTTATCACGGCCAGGACTACGAATGCCAGGGCGAGTTCAGACGAACAGGCTGAAACATTGGCAGGTGCTCACAAGGAATATCTGCTGATGGCTGTTGATGAGGCGTCTGGTGTGCCTGATGGCGTGTTCAAGCCATTGGAGGGTGCACTTACTGGCAGGGTGAACATAGCGATACTTATTGGGAATCCTACCAGGAGTACTGGGTATTTTGCGAGGACTCATACGAGCGATAGGGAGTTTTGGATACCGCTGAGATGGGACTGTGAGGATAGTAATATTGATGAGGTGACTGGATCTACAGGCATGAGGGATTATGTAGACAGGCAAGCTAAAAAGTATGGCAAGGAGAGCAATACTTACAGGGTGCGAGTAAAGGGGCTTCTACCGCTTGCAGATCCTGACACATTAATACCGTATGACTGGATAATGGATGCGGTTGATAGGGATATAAAGCCCCTGGAGGATTCACCAGAGGTTCTTGGGATAGATGTGGCTGCTGGTGGGTCTAATAAGACAATAGCAGTTCTCCGCCATGGTCCGGTTATAAAGAGGATATACGAAAAGGATGAGCGGAAATCAGAGTATCTTGCTGATTATATAGCCGGTGAGTTCGGAGGCGAGAGTTGCCCCGATGTCACGGCGGTTGATATTGTAGGAGTCGGGTGGGGATTCGCTGGTCTTTTGAAAGATAGAGGATTTAAGAATGTTAGGCCATATGGTGGAGGAGAGAAGGCCAGAGATACAGATAGATTCAGAAATAAGAGGGATGAGGATTATTGGAATCTTCGCCAAAGATTTGAACAAGGAACCATATCTATTATAAATGATGACGAACTTATCGGACAACTATCGTCAATAAAATGGCGCCCTGCCGGTGCCAATTCTATCCATGTGGAGAGTAAGAAGGATATGAAGGCCAGGGGGATAGAGTCTCCTGATAAGGCTGATGCAGTTAGTATAGCCTATTCTATCCAAGACTTGTCGTATAGGAAGATGGATGGAGAAGATAAAGAAGACGAGCGGGCATCAAGGAAAAAGATGAGGGATAAGGTCACTGACTTCTTATCTTGGATGGCGTCATAAAATTGACTATTGACAAATGTATTTTATTGTTTATGTTATGTAGCACGAGGTGGTTGTTGTGGCTGTGCTTCTAAAGACTAGGAAGTATAAAAATCAACATACCCACATTGTTTATCTGAGGGATGATGGTTCTGGTGTAACCTCTGTATCTGAAAAGCATTCTCATTCCATTAATCAAGGCGTGGTGGAGCCTGCCCAGGATGGGCATATCCATGAGGCTGATGAGTACCCGTTGAAAGATGAGGGTGGAGATCCCAAATTAAAGGATTCAGAAGTTCTTGACAATATATTGACGCTTTATAAGGAAGCTAGAGATATTGAGAAGGAATCCCGCGATGCTGCGATAGAAGCAGAGGAAATGTATTCCCATAAGCAGTGGGAGGATGCAACTGCAAAGGATCTGGCTACTAAAGACAGGGCAGCTATAACTATAAATCAACTAGAGGCAAAGATTGATAACTTATCCGGCTATCAGAGGCAGAACCGTACTGAGATAAGATACATCCCAATGGAAGGTGGAGACAGTAGAGTCGCAGACATTCTTAATTATGTTGTAAAAGACATTCTTGAGAACTGTTATTACCAGAGGGAGAAAACAAAGGTATTTGAGGACGTATGTGTTCCGGGACGAGGGTTCTTCAATCATTATGAGGACCGTGATAAGAATATACTCGGCGACGTAGTTGTAGAACGATACGAATGGGATGGTGCAGCTTGTGGCCCTCACGAAAAGGATGATCTTTCTGATTGCGACTATATAGTCAAGTGGAAGTGGTTTTCGCTTTCCAAGATCAAGGAAATGCATCCCGAAAAGGCTTCACGAATTGTACCTGAAGACAAGGAATCCGAAGTACCGGCTAACTCCAGATCCGAAGATTGGGATAAGCGTCATTCAGAATCAAAATCAAGTGGCTGGTCCAGTTATGATATGGTTGATGTTGCCAAGAAGCAGTACCGGGTTGTTCAGATCGAGCAGAAAGAGTATCGCAGGGTTAATATTATAGTAAATGCTAATGATGGATTTGTATTTAATTCTGATGGATGGTCTGATGCTGATGTTAATGCGGTAAAAACTATGCCTGGATTCTCACTTATCCCTCGTGTTACGTTTAGAATGAGGATGAGTAAGGCTGCTGGTGGCGTTGTTCTAGAAGATTATTACCCGGACCTTGCCGTTCAGGATTTCAGTATTGTTCCAGTGTATGCAAAAAAGAGGGGAAATAAATGGTGGGGTAAGGTTGAGGGCGTAAAAGACCTCCAGAGACTGATAAATAAGTCATATAGTCAATTTGTTGACATATTGAATAAGGTAGTTAGCTATGGCTGGTTCTATGACGAAAACACCTTCGCGGATAAAAAAGAGGAGCAGAAGTTTAAGAATAATGCATCTTCTCCTGGTTTTATATCTAAGTTACAGGATTTAAACAGAAAGCCGGTAAAGGAAGAAGGAGTAAAGTTCCCTGCCGAGCTTGTAAATGCGATAAGTCTTTTTTCTCAAAACTTGAGAGAAATAATCAATGTAAATCTTGAGATGATGGGTGCGGAAGGAGGGAATCAGTCCGGTATAGCTCTTAGGCAGAAGATTGTTCAGCAATTATTGGGCAACGATTTCATTTTTGATAATTTGAGTTTTGCTGAAAAGAAGTTAGGCAAGCTCCTCATATCGTATGTTCAGAAACTGTATGATGCTAAGAGGATAATGAGGGTTCTGATTAATCAGTCTTATAAAAATCCCAATGAGGCAGTAACCCTTGGTGGTATTCCAATAGATCAATTTACGGTAGATTCTATTGATTATATCCTAAAAACAACTGATTTAAGCGCCCATGATGTTAATATCTCCGAATCTCCAGCATCTCCTTCGGCTATGATGAGTAATTTCCTAGCGTTATTAGAGCTAGCTGGTAAGGGGGTTCAGATACCTCCGTCGTTATTCTTCAAATATGCACCTATACCCGACAAGGATCAGGCTCTTGCGGAGGTTAATGCAATGATGCAGCAGCAGATGACACAGGAAAACAAGAAGTACGAAACAGAAATAATAAAGGCAAAAATAGCTCAAGAAGGGAGAGGTATGGCTTATAGCTCTTCCCCATTTGATGGAGGGCAGTAATGGCTACTATTGATCTTGGTGTAACGAAGGAACAAAGGGAGCGCTTCGGGCCATATACAATCCTGAGTGCCGTTGTTGCAACAGGTGACAGCGATGTACTGGCGCTCGGAAACATCATGAGCGCATTTACCTGGGATATTGTATATGCAGGTGGAACGCTGACAGCAACGAGTATAACATTGAAGGGAAGTCTAGATAATAGCAATTGGGGAGATCTTGACACATCCACGAATATATCTGGTGAGATGGTTCATATTGTTAATAAACCGGTCAGATATCTTAAGGTAAATTGGGGTACTAGAACTGTAAATACTGGTACACCAGCGGCTACTGTCAAAGTTAGTGGAAGAATAGAATCATAAAATAAAAAAGGACACGAAGGAGCCTTAAAAATGGAACAGGAAATGACTAACGAAGTTCAGGAAACTCCGGTTTCTTCAATGAGCGCTGATGAACTGGCTACGGCCCTGAAGGGACAGCCAATAAATCAGACCGTTGAGGATGAAGGAACGCCTGAAAGTAAGAAAACTGGAGTGGACGATAAATCTGCTGAAGGAACTGATACAAATGGAACAGTTTCCAAAGAAGATTTTGATGCTCTTCAGGAAAAATGGTCAGCGGCACAGAAGAAAGCCGAGCATCAGGACAAAATGCTTGCCAGACTTGGAACTGAATTGGGACTCTTGAGGAAGAGCACACCCGAAGATGAAACAGCAAGATTAGAACAAATCAGGCAGGTTTATTGGGAAGATCCTGTTGCCGGTCATAAGGCATTAGAAGAATGGAGGATAGAGCAGAAAACAAGGGAAAATCAAAAGCATCAGGATGAACAAATTGAAGCATATGAGAAAAATAGATCGAATGTTACATCCTGGTCACCTGATTTTGAATCGTCTATTGATGATATGGCTGAAATTATCAAGCAGGATGGTGTAGATGCAGCATCAATAGAAGCATTCAAAAAGCAACCCTATGTTCTTGATGCAACAACCCTCTATAACTTAAATATGAGGGCAAAACTCTATAAATCAAATGCCGTTTTACAAGCAGAACTTGAATCACTCAAGAAGGAAAATGAGTCTTTGAAGGCGAAGCCTTCTGAGTTGGTTGAAAAGATTGAAAAAGCTGCAACTCAGTCAAAAACCATAACGGCTAAAACCGGTGGCGGGAAAACAACAGAAACCATAGAAAATACAAAGCCCGTTTATCGCATGTCGAGAGAAGAACTGCAACGGGTATATAAGGGAGGAATGTAAAAAATGTCTAGGACTACTATTACTACTTCTGATGCTCTTCGTAAGGAGAGTTGGGAAGAGACTTTATTTAGGGATACCATTAAGGCGTCATATTTTGCTTCTCGTCTTGGTGGTGATGCGCTCACAAAACTCAATGCTGGTGAAGATTTTGAATCAAGCCCGAATGATGTGCTTTACATCAAGACGAGTCTTGGTTCCAAGGGCAAGACCAAGACCAGGGATGGTGACAAGGTTACATTTGGTCTTATTCCAAGGCTTGATCCTGCTACCTATGCTGGTGTTACTTCTGGTCAGACCCTTAAGGGAAAAGAAGTAGCATTGACTACCTATAATCAGACCCTAGAACTTGAGCGGTATCGTCAGGCTGTTTCTGCTGGTGCTCCTATGGATTGGGCAAGAGCGTCATTCGATATGCCAGCAGAGTCAAGAACTGCGCTTCTTAATTGGGGTGCTGAAAAAATTGATTCCCTGTGTTTTACTGCACTTGATGCTTCACCTACAAAACTGATTTATTCAACATCAGGGACTATAACAGGCACCACTACTGAAGCAACAGCGAAGGCAGCTATTACTGCTTCTGATAAGCTTACTCCTTCAATGGTGTCAGCACTTAGAGTATGGGCTAAGACCGGAGGCGGAAGGGGGCAGATTCCCATCAGGCCGGTAAAGATTAACGGGCGAGATTACTATGTTCTTATCGTCTACCCCGATGTTCTGTATGATTGGAAGACTAATTCAACTGTTCAGCAGTCGTATAGGGAAGCAATGCAGCGTGGGAGTGATAATCCTTTGTTCACAACTGCATCTTACGTATGGGATGATGTGATTATCCATGAATCTGAATGGATTACAACGGGTACTGATGGGGGTGGTGCATCTGTCCCTTATGCGAAGTGTCAATTACTTGGCGCTCAGGCTCTTCAGGCGGCATTCGGTGAAAGACCTTCTATCGTAGAAGATTCTGAAGATTATGAGGAAGATTGGTTCTATGCCTGGAGAATGACCTTCAAGGTTCAGAAGGCTAAATTCAACTCTAAGGATTATGGGGCGCTCTGTCTGTACGTTGCTAGAAGCAATATGAGCGGTCTGTAAGGGGGTGTTAAATGGCATACGCACATGATTGGTCAAAAGATGTAGGAAACTATAATGTAGGTAAGAAGATTCTCGACGAGGTTGTTACTCTTACGAGATATATTAACACTACGGTATCAGGTTATGATGTCGGGAATAATGAGTACATCAAGGTGATGGCTGTACCAGCCAATTTTGCTGTTCTAGAAGCATATCTTATTACTGCGACAGCAGAAGGAACTGATGCTCTTGATGTAACAGACGATGATTCCGCAACGACAACCTTTGTCACTAACCATCCCCAGTCTGCTGGAACGGTTACGGCAACAAATGCCAGAAAACTTTATACGTCAGCAGGGTTTATAGTTATTCATGGTGATGCTGCTCATACAACCGGAGCTTTCTGGGTGGTTATTAGAGGAATTATCCTCAACACAAGTATGTAAGGAGGTAATCCAATGGCATATGCAGCGGATTACACTAAGGATTCAGGTGCCTATAATGTAGGTAGAAAGATACTTGACGAGGAGATAACTCTTGTCAGGTATGTCGATACCTCGACAAGGAACCTGGCGAGTGGATCTTTTTACAAGTTGTTTGCTGTTCCTGCGAACTTCTCTGTAAATGAGGTCTACGTTGTAACGGGAACAGGGGAAGGTGCTACGGCAACCATTGACATAACTGATGACGATGTTGTTACGACTACATTTGTCAACGATACAAGTGTTCAGACTGCCGGGGTAATTGGCAAGGGAACGGCGCGGAAGGTATATTCCAGTGCTGGTTTTATATGCGTACTTGCCAATCATACTCTTGATGCTGCTGGATTTTGGGTAATTGTTCTAGGCCAGATTCTAAATGACAAGATGTAAAAGGAGATAGCTAAATGATTCAGGACTTAGTGATGTTGAAACAGACATTACTATGCATCGATCGTCAACCCGGAATACAAAAGGTTGTATGCTATATCTCCAGGAAAGAAACTTTGGGAAAGGGGATGGGTACATATATTAATGGTGCCCATCCCCATATTCCCGACAAATCGGATTTTTATGAATGAATATGCCCATTATTAGGTAAGAAAAGGAGATCGTCGGTGCCGAAGGGAAGGCCAAGAAAAGACAACATTAGAAGGAATGAAAGAGATGGCTCCGATTTGTGTCTCGCTAATAAAGGAGTATGTAACTGGAATTACGCAGGAGATAGTAAGAAAATGATAGATGAGTCTGTCAAAATAGGTAGCAATACAAGGATAGAGCCTACAGCTATAATACAGAAAAACTGCGTAATTGGAGATAACTGTTCCATCGGGCATTATGTGATAATGAGTCCAGATACAAAAATAGGAAATAATACTACGATCGGGCATCAAACAGTGTTTGAGGGCGAATGTAGCGTTGGTAATTATTGCCTGATTCATTCTCAGTGCCACATTACAAAGGGTGCTGTGATTGAGGATAATGTTATTATTGCTCCTATGTTTGTTGGTAGCAATGATAATATGATGCTCCAACATAGGAAGAACCTCCAGGAGATTAAGCCAAATGGTTATCATATATGCAAGGGTGTAAAAATAGGTGCGAACGTATCTGTTCTTCCCGGTGTTTTCATCGGAGAAAATTCTATTGTTGGGGTAGGGTCTGTAGTAACTCGTGACATACCTGAATACTCGATAGTGCACGGTTCTCCTGCCAGAGTCAGGGGGATCGTGGAGGAAGAGGAAATCATTTAATGGCTACGAGCGGATCAACTGATTGGACCAGGACTAGAAATCAGATCATATCGCGAGCTTTAAGAATAGTAGGAATACTTTCCGCTGAAGATAGTCCAACGTCTAATCAACTTGAAAACGCCAATGAAGCTCTTAATTCAATGGTTAAAGCATGGCAAAACGATGCGATATTCTTATGGACTAGGGATTGGGAAACAAAAACGTTCAGCGTATCTAGTGAGGTGACTGGCACTGATGGTAAAATATATGAATGCATCAGGAGCCATACTTCCGCTACTGCAAACAAACCAATAACCGGAGCTGACTATTCTACTTATTGGTATAACAGGGGATCAACTGGTGGTACATGGGCAGATGCAACGTCTTATTCAGCTATAGGTGATTTTAATGTTGGATCTGATACCCTTGATATAGAGAAGGCATTTATTAGAGACAATAATAGTGACACGAATGTTGAAATCGTAGCACTGGATAGATATCTTGATGTATATCAGAAATTTAATACCGGGAAGCCGTATATGCTGACTATCGATAAACAGCTTACCCCGAAAGTTTATTTATATCATCCACCTGATTCAACAAGTTATGTTCTGCATTATTTGAGGTCTAGGAAATTAGAAGACTTTGATTCTGCTGCAAATAACCCAGATTTTCCAGAAAGGTGGATAAATGCCTTGGTATGGGGTTTAGCTGATGAACTATCTGACGAGGTAGGACTCGCTCTACTTGAAAGAGCAAGGATATCAAATAGATCCGATAAGTGGTATTTTATGGCTAAAAAAAATAACAAGGAGACAACTGACGGAGATTTCATAAAAGGAGCTTTTTAGTGGTGAAAATTCAATCATTTTTAGGATATCCATATGCCAATGTTGATGAGGTTGGATTGTCTGATGTATCACCTGAAATGTATAATGGATATTTAGATGATATGAAATATCGCCATAATAGGCCAGGTCTTGATGGATTTATTGATCTAAATATAAGCAAGCCAATATCAGGATTATATTGGTGGGAAACTGGGAAATGTGCAATAGCAGTATGTAATGGAAGGGTTTGGAGAATTAATGACTCAATTGGAACCAATATAGAATTAACCGGGACAACTCTTGAAACTACAGGTACAAGGGTCAGTTTCACAGAGTATGGTTTATCAGGTAAATATTGTGTAATGGCAAATGGAGGTAGAATTGTATATACAGATGGTGCCACATTAACTAAACTTACAGCAACCAATTCCCCAACAAATGCTACACATATTGCATCTATAGATCAATACTTATTAGCTAATAGTATTCCAAGCCCATATTTTTACTGGTCTAATATAAATGATATTACAACTTGGAATGCATTATCTTTTGCTAGTAGTGAGGTTAATCCTGATAATATTGTTGCTATTAGCTCGGAATATGGTGAAATTTTCCTTGTGGGGAGCAAAACCATAGAATCTTGGTATAACGATGGTGTTAATCCATTTTCCAGACTGTCAGGTACTACGTCTGCAAGGGGTATATCTGCCCCGTACTCTTGGCAGTTTGCAGATAATACTTGGATTGGATTGGATAACTATCATCATATTATCATGCTAAGTGGAAGATCACCGGTAATAGTATCAACACCATTCGATAAGCTACTACATGAAATGGAATATGTTGCTGATGCAATAGCAGATGTCATAAGTATATCAGGAAGATATATATATGTCATATCCTTTCCGTCTGAAGATTTGACACTTGCATTTGATGTTGCAACTAAATCTTTCGTAGGGAAGTGGTCTTGGTGGAATCAATTAAATGTTACTCATGAGCGATGGCTTGGGAATTGTTATTGTTATGCCAAGGATTGGAACATTCATTTGGTTGGCGATAGAAGAACCGGTAAAATATATAAATTATCAACGGATTACTATACTGATAATGGTGACACTATAAGGCATTCCTACAGAACGGGCCATGTTGACCATGGAACGAGAAATAGAAAGAGATCAAAGGGTATAACTTTCAAATTTAAGAGGGGTAGCGGTATCACTGGAAATGAAACAACTGCTCCAGAAGTAATGTTGAGGTGGAGAGACAATAACGGATCTGAATGGAGTAATGAGAGAAAAATATCCTTGGGAGCGATAGGGAATACTGAATTATATGCAGAGATAAAACAATTAGGAACCTATAGATCTAGGCAATATGAGATGGTCTTAACCGATGATGCTCCGGTTGTATTAGTTGATGTTGATGAGGATGTGGAGGAATTAATGCGATGAGTGTTCTTCAGCCTCCTCCAAAGACTAATGATTTTAGAGAAATTTATAGATGGATGAATGATATTTATAGGTCGTTAGCCGGAACAGAACTAACATTATCTGATGTTGATGCTATTATATCAATGGTTTTATCTACTTCCTCGATGACAGAACCGTTGTTGGAATCTAGAATTAATGACGCAATTAAAAAAATATCAATAATGGATAAATCTAATGATAGTGCGGTGGAGTTAGATAATAATAAAAGATTTATTATGGAGTTAATATGATAAGAGAAACTATATTAATGACAGTTGGGACAGGAGATAGGCTGACAGGTTCAACTGCAACATATTATACTGTTGCTGCAAGTGAATCTGTTGTACTTAAATCTATAACTCTTTGCAATACTGATACAACATCCATAGGCGTAACAATTTATCTTGTTAAGAGCGGGTCTAGTGCTTCTGATGATAATATCATTTACAAGAGTACCGGACTTGTTCTTGCTGCTGGAGAAACAAAGACTCTCTCTAGGAATGATGTGTTAGAGGCTGGTGATACTATACAGGCTAGTGCTGGAACAACTGAAAAAGTTGCTATTAGAATGAGCGGATACAGGATCATAGGAGTTTAAATGAGCGATAGAATGATGCTCAATGGAGATTCGTCGAGCTTTGGGAACGGTATCCAATGGCTCGATACGGATGGAAATGTAAAAGCATTTAAAAATGCAGATGATAAACCGCGCATTTCTTGTACCCCTTATACTTACGATATAGCCAAGGGAGTTATATCTGGTCATTCTAATTGGACTAAAATAGGATTCAATGGTGCTCTAGTTGCCTCTACAGAGGCAGATATATGGTCTGCCACTGGAAATTATGCATTCCCTCCTTCTGCAATGCAGATGGAAGTTGTAAGCACTGACAATACTCAAGATCTAGCTACAGTCATCAAGGGCGATGCAACAGGAAACACATATCAGTCTACGGGTGGATCAACAACAACTCTCATTGATACTTCCCATGGAGCGACATATTTTACGGATGCTACATCTGTTGCTGCTGGTGATATAGTTATTCTCGATCCTCATGGTACAACTCCAGAATGGGGATATGTTACAAGCGTATCCGCGCAAACGATTACATGCTCTGGAGGGTTCTCGTCTGGTGGAACAGGCGCATCAAGATATTATGCTGTTATTGATTATTCTGCTAATACCGGAGCAAAGGTTGTAAAAGTAGAATATCTTGATGGTTCATTTATTTCCAAATCTGAGATTTGCCTATTGAATGGGACAACTCCTATCGACACGGTAAATACAGATATGTATAGAATTAATTCATTCAGAGTAATTGGTGCTGGTTCTAATAATAAGCCAGTTGGTAATCTTGCAATCAGGGAGACAGATGGTGCTCCAAACTATTCGTATATAACAGCAGGTTTCACTAGGGCAAGGAATGTTCAATATACCGTACCATCAGGCAAGACACTATATATTCATACTATCCATTGGGCTTATGGATATTCTACAAATCAAACCCATTATTGCAGAATATATACACGAGCAAACTTGGAACCATCTACTAATTTCAGGACAGGTTCAATATTTTATCCATTTTCTGAATCAATAGAAGCAAACACTTCAGGGACTATAAATTTAATAAATCCAACTAGATTACCATATGGTATAGATCTTAAGGTATCAGCGGTAGCAACATATGCAGGATCAGTTATGGTGTCTTTAAAGGGATGGATCGAGTAGAGAGGTTATTGTATGGGTCTTAAAAAATTTCTTAATCGTGTTGGTAGTGTTGGTAGAGGGCTTTTGGGGGTTGGAACATTAGGCCTTTCTGAGTCTTTGTATTATCAACCTAGAAAAGCCGCAAAGGATCAAGAGGAATCTATAGAGGCCGCTCAAGCTCAGCAGGCTACACAATATGATCAGTCACAAAGAGAGCTAGAGCCATTCAAGCAAAGCGCATATAGGATTTTACCATTACAGGAAGACCAGTACAAGAGATCATTTGAAGACCTTAATAAGATGCGTGAATACGCATATAATCCTGAGTCTTCCCCATGGTTTAAATTGCAGATGGATGAAGTTATCAATAACTTAAATAAGCAACTTGCAGCAAGGGGATTATATAATTCTGGTGCTGGATTGGAACTTATACGTAAAGGTACTGAGGATATAGCAGCAAGGGAAGCAGCAAACAAATATACGAATCTTGCAAGTGTTATTAATGCAGGACAAGGATTATCTCCAATGGGTTATAATACAAGTGCAATAGCTCAAGGACTAAATTTAGGATCTAATTATGGAGATAATATGGCTAACCTTATGTTGGCTGGCGGTCAGAATAGGGCAGGTCTTCATGCCAATTATGCAAATGCTATAAAGGATCTATGGGGCTTAGGAGCTAAGGTTGCTGGTATGGGGGGTGGCCTATTTTCAGGGATAGGTGATTTAGGTTCTAGTATACTACAGGCACCTGGAATGAATATAGGTGAAGGGTAATATTATGCCACTACAAATACCAAATATGATGAATGTATATGGTATGCTTGGTGACTCTACAAGCAAACTTGCAGAAGCTCCCTATCAGGCACTAAAGGATGCCTATACGATAAAGCAGAATGAACAGCAGATGCAGTTTAATAAAGAAAAGATGGAGCAGGATATAAAGCAGAAGCGGATAGAGTCTAAGTTGGATTTTTTTGAATCCATGATTAAAGGAGTCAAGACCAAGAAGGATCTTAAACAGGAAGAACTTGATGGAATTGTTACTAGTATGCAATCTGATCCTGATTTAGTAGGTATATTACCTGAGAATTTTAAACTCTATCCCGGAAAAGATGATAAAAAATACGGATCATATATTAAGCGCTACAAGAAGGGTGAGTTTCCCGGTAATCCTGATTTAGAGGGGCCAACGGAGATAGATGTAAACGAAAATGGTGATGTTATTGGTTATAGACAGATAGAAGAAGGTGTCAAGATAGGAACGATTAGAGACTTTCCTGTTGGTAGAACAACAGTACCAAAGGAATATATGGGTAAAGGTGTATGGAAAGATAGGTCCGAGTTAGGTGTTGGATCTAAGGATAATCCAATAATTATTAATCAGTATAGTGAGGACGAGGTTCTATCTTCAGTAGAAGGAATAATTAAAGCAGGAATATATGATCCAACAACGTACTCAACTAGAAATAATTTCAGGGCAAGAATTGACAACGCTTTGAAGAGTAGGCTTACAGAACTTGGGCAAAGTGATAAATATGGACAGTTAGTACAATCGGGTAAGTTCTATAAGGATACAGTCAACGCTAGGGCAATTCCTATGTTACAGACAGCTATTGCTCAGGCAGATGAAGTTGAGCAGGCATTGCTTCAATTCAAGGGTGGATCAAAGGTTAAAAGCAAATCGGCAGAAATTGCCTTAAATGCAAAAAATGAATCTCTTAGGAACCCCGGAGACGAGGGTAATATCTGGGATAAGGCCAAATCTACTTTTGATAACTATATACTTGAGCAAAAATTAGATCCTGCTCAGGTGGCTTATGAAATGGCTGTTTTTTATTATATTAGGGAATCAAATAGGGCTTTAACTGGTTCATCTGTTACTGCACAGTCATCTTATGATCAGGAGTCAAGATATTTTGCAAGAGAATTATCTATACCACAGATAAAAGCCATTTTACAAAAAAGTAAAAATACTCTTAATAATGCTATGAAGGCTAGAACACAATATAAAAACCCATTAGGCAGAGATGAATCATCCCAGAAGGCAGATGCTATCTTGAAAAAGCATGGGATAAAATAATATGGCTACCAGAGAAGAAATTAAAGCCAATGTAGTAAAACTTATAGAGGCTGGTGCTCCAGAGGCAGACATTGACGCCTATGTATCATTAGTTAAGAAAGATCTGAGTCGTGGCGTAACCGGCTCATGGGAAGAAGAACCAACTGAACCTGGGTTGCTACAGAAAACCGGATCTGATGTTGTAAAAAGAGGCAAGCAATTTGGCAAAGCTTTTATGCAACCTATTTCACCAACAAATATGTTGAGACAGGCCGGTGCTGTTGCTGGTCTTGTCGGTGATATAGGTGGTAATATAGGTGGTGCTTTATACTCTCAATTAGTACCACAAGAAGCTCAAGATATAATAGGATCTGGAGTTGGTTATGTGGCTGGAAGCAAGCCTGTTCAATATGCATTTGGAAAAGCACAGGAGTTTGAAGAGAAAAATCCTGAAACTGGTCAGTCTATAAGGGATATTGCTAACATTCTAACAGTTGTTCCGGTCGGAAAGGTAGCATCAACAGGTGCAAGCAAAATAGCAATGGCAACCGCAAAATCGGAAGCAAATCTGAACAAAGCCATGAGGGGTGTTGTAAAGAGAGATTATCCAAAGGCTGTACGTCCTACTTATGTTGGTAAATCCAATGCGCCTGCAATGAATAAAGCCATAGATAATCAGACTGCTGCCGTAAAATCAATAATCACAAGGAATGTTGATAATGTAGTACCTGAAACACTTGAGCAATTCTCAAACTCTATTTCAAAGACAAAGAAGCAGGTGTTTGACGAATATCATAAAATGGCTGTCGATGCTGGTGAGAATGGCGCTATGGTAGATATTGTTCCTGTAAAAAAAGAATTTTTAGATATTTTAAATGCTAATAATATTCCTGAGGCATATAAGGATTCAGCAAAAGAAGTCTTAAGGCAGATGGATAGTTTTGATGATTTAGTGGAACCGTCTAAGATAGAAGACCTTATAGCCACGTTTAATACAAAAACCAAGTCTTTTTGGGCTAATAAAAACCCATATGCTGCTACAGAAGCCGTTATGTTTGAAAGGGCAAATAACACCATAAGAAAACAATTAGACGATGCTATAGATGCTTATAGCGGACCAGGATATCAGGAACTCAAGAATGAATACGGGGCTTTGAAGTCTATTGAAAAAGAGGTGGCTGATAGGACTCAGGTTGATTTAAGGAAAAACGAAAAAGGCTTTTTTAATCTTGCAGATGCACCAAAGTTGGGTACGTTTGCACTCGGTTTACATAACCTTGATCCAGGCTTGCTGCTTTCTAGTGCTGCAATGCATTTGGGGCAGAAGTACATACAACATCTTAATGATCCAAATACTTATGTAAAAAGAATGTTTAGAGATGTTGGAAAGCTGGTTGATAAGAAAAATAAATTATACCCTCCTTCCAATATTAGTTTAACAGGTAACAAGGCTAAAAAAGCCACAAAACAAACTGGCAAAATGGATGATGTTGTAGATGATTCATATATAAGAGAAACAACGGGAATTGGGTCGTTGCCGACTAATAAACTACAATTAACAGAGGCTGAAAAACCAACTTTAGGGGAATTACTAAGTGGTCGAATAAGAATGGTGCCATATAAGCCCACCAAAAATCCAACTGAATTTTTCGGAGATGATCCACTTTCTATGATTCAAGAAAAAATTTATAAACGTCCTAAAGATATTCCATCTGATGATGAAATTATGGAACTTATTAAAAAAAATAAAAAAAAACAATAGAATGTGACTTGTGGAGATAATTTATGCATAGGCTTGATATTTACAGATTAAGTAAATACGGACAGGACTATGGTACATTCTCAGAATGGAAAATAGATGGAAACAAATTTTGTTATGGAGTTGAGAAAGCTTGGAGGAACAATCAGCGGAGAATATCGTGCATACCTATAGGAAACTATACCGCTACGATATATAACAGTCCTTTGCACGGGAGGGTATATCAGTTAAATAATGTACCAGGTAGGAGTTCTATACAGATACATTCTGCCAATTTTGCAGACGAGTTGGAGGGGTGTTTGGCTCCTGGTGAAAATATAAGTGAGTTCCCAGATGGTAAACTTGGGGTCACGTCGTCCAAGAAGGTTTTAAATGTTTTTATGGAATTATGTGAAAGAGACAGGACAATAGAAGTTGTAATTCATGCTGACAAAAAAGATGATGTGGAGGTAAAAAGTGGTTGACCTGAGTCCTGATGCAATGAATACATTCCTTGGTACAGTATTAATATCTATAGGTGGAGCAATAGGTGGTAACAGGGCGATAGATAAATATAATAACAAGCATGGAAATGGTGCACATTGCCATGACCATTCAGAATGTTTCAAGGAGATAACGCACAGGTTAGATAAGAGGGACGAGGATATAACATCGATCAAAGAAGGTATAGCATTTATTCGTGGCAAAATGGAGGGTTAAGTTTATGGGGAGGCATGGGCATATGACGATATGCGGTCAGCTCGGATATTGTCTGCGCTGGAGAGGTGGAGCATGAGTGAAGTATTGCTGAGTAAAGCTGACATTCTGGCTATACCTGAAGAGTTGTGTCCTATGATGGTATTTTCCGATAATCTAAGGTCGTTAATATCGTGGGGTATCAAAATGCATGAGAAGGGTAACTATAATCATGCAATGTGGTATCTGGGAAATGGGAAAGTGGCATCACAGAATCTGTTGTTTGAGATTGAGCCTATTAAAAACTATTGGAGTAAATGCAGGTTAAAATTCTGGCATGCGCCGTTATGGTCCCGTGAGATGAGGAGAAAGATTAAGAGGGAAATAATTTATGATACGAATAAGAGGTGGTATAAGAGGTTATATGATCCACTAGCTATTGTTGGTCAGGCATTACATCTAGATTGGCTACAAACACCTGGTTTTGATATATGTTCTGATAAGGCTAAGTATTTGGCGATTTTAGATCCGCTTTATGATTTGGAGCATCCTGATCCTGAAGATGTGAACAGGTGGCTGGAGAAGAATCAGGGGCGGTATCAGGTTTATGGTAGATATGTTCCCGATTAATATAGAATAGGAGTATAGTTATGGCCACAACGCAGGTTGAAGTTTTATTAGCCGGAATACGGGATACATCTGGAAATAGTTTGAATGGTGGTTTTGTATATACTTACTCAGCAGGTACAAATACAGCAAAAACTACATGGACCGATAAAGATAAGTCATCTCCTGCTGCGAATCCCATAGTACTTGATTCAAATGGTAGAGCACAAATTTATGCTGATGGTGTGTATAAACTAATAGTGAAAAACAGTTCTGGAACTACTCTTTATACATGGGATAATCTTAAATATGGAGTCTCTGGTTCTTATTGGTCTAATTTCTCTGATTACGCATCTTTGTCTGCTGCTATCACTGCAATAGGTTCGACTGTTACAGAACTACGAGGAGATGCTTCTATAAATCTTGGAGGTAATTCTACTGTTCCATCCAATATTAGCATCATAATGTCGAAGAAAGGATCAATAGTAAATGATGCCAGTTATAGTTTGGCAATAAATGGACCTTTTGAGGCAGGATGTTATGCTGTTTTTTCTGGTTTTAGTTCTGGTCTTACATTCGGAGCTGGCTCAACAAGTTTTGTGAGGCCGGAATGGTGGGGGGCTAAAACAGATGGAACAGATAGTTACTCTGCTTTACAATCTTGCTTTGCAGCAGTACAGGCATCTACATACAGGCCATTTATTCAATTTGTAGCAGGGAAATATACTTTCGGAACGGCTCTTACAATAAATAATGCAGAGGGAATACGACTTGAGGGTGGATCTGGTGGATATTATACTCCTCAACCGGCTGGCTATTCTAGTAAGGTATCAATACTTTATTATACTGGGAATGGTATAGCTCTTCAAGTTGGAGATAATGTAAATACAACTACTGGATTCTGTATGAATAGTATTGCTATAAAGGGTACATCTTCTGCTGATGGTGGATTATTTTTCTATTCAGCGGGAGGAATAACTTTAAGGGATTGTGTTTTTCAGAATTTTACGAAAACGAATGCTTACGGTGTAAGAGGGCAAATATGGCAGGTAAGCTCACTTTACAACTGCTCATTCCTGAATAATTATTATGGAGTGTTTGAGGATGCCCGTACATCTGCTGGAGTAGCCGCAACTTATGTTAATACGACCATAAAGTATCATGATTGTGTTTTTCTTGGTAATACAAAAGCTGGATATTACAGTACCGGAAACGATATGTGTGCACTGTATAATCCAATTTTCCAGACGCATGAGGCTGGTGCTATCTTGATAAATATCCCGACAGGGGCAGGTGCTTCTAAATGCCTAAACATATTCAATCCATATTTTGAAGATAATTGTAAATCAGCCGAATCATATGTAATAGACATTACAGGAGATAGTACAGTTGGATATAAGATTCGATCTTTGCATATATCTGGTGGATTTTATGCAGGGACTGGATATGCATATGACGGAATAACTCATTTTGAGCGAGGATTTTGTCGGCTTAGGTACACTATGCAAACAATTATTGATTTTCCAAGAGTTTCAAATACATTGCCGAAACCATTTTATGTGATAGATAATACTAAAAATACAGATATACTATTCATTAATTGGGATAAGACAATGACAAATGATTATTGTCAGGATGAGAGCGGCAATACTGAATCGTGGACAAGGATTATTCAGGAAACAGGAGCGTATGAAATTCATGGAGGATCTTCATCCCAGGAGATAATAAAGTTTAAGCAGATATCTACATCAGGTCCATTCATTAATTTACATGGAACTTCTACGGCAAGTGTGGCGAGTAGTATTTCAACCTGGACAAATGGTGCATCAATAGATGGATTCATAAAATTGTATATAAATGGCGTAGCTAAATGGATGCCTTATTATACAGCTCCAACATCTTAATAAAGGAGATAATATGAAAAAAAACATGCTTGTTTTGATTATTATAATTATTTGCATATCAATGGTTGTAAACTTAAAAAATATTTATGCTGATACTAGGGTTGTTGGATCAGTGCTAGATGAGAATCTTATTCTACCAGGTTCTCTTACTCTTGGTGGCAATGTTGCTATTGGAGTTCATGAATTACAATCTACCGGAAATATAGTTTTACAACTTGGTGACGCCTCTGGCGCAAATAAATTGTCAATACAAGACTCAGCTTCTAGTGAGATATTTTCAGTCAACTCTGATGGAGGGGTTACTGCTACAGCAGGGACATTTACGACATTATCAGCCGGGGCAGGTGGATTATTAGTAGATGCTGATGGAAATTTATCACCATTTGTTATGCCCTCTTCGGCTAACCCGTATAGGTATTTTAATTCTACCTCGGGTCAAGACTGGTGGAATGGTACAAATGATTCTACATCCGAATATGAAGTTCGTCACAATAACATGGCTGGAAATTCTGTTGATCTTGGTATTAATACATCCGGTCAGATATATTTCAATATGGTGGAAACTGTCACTACTGCTGGTGTGACTTTTACAGCCAAACAGGTAAGGAACGGCTGTGTTGTGGTTACGTCTGCCGGAACAGTCACCCTTCCCGCCGTATCATCCGTTGGCTATGGCGCACGGGTTATGTTTGTTGTTAGGGATGCCTCCGAGACCGTAATCATAGAGATAGACAATGCTGACAAGATCAACCTGTACGGCACAGCCCTTGACGCTGGTGACACCATAGATAGTGCCGGTGCTGCCGGAGATGTGATTGAGCTTATTTCCACAACTGACTCAGACGGTAGTGGTACAGACGGATGGAGGGCTATTAAAACAGGTGGAATTACTTGGACCGATGGTGGGGCTACATAAATAATTATCTTATCTAGGAGGGTGACGATTATGAAGTACACTAAGGAAATTACGTTTATAATTCTTATTATTTTATTATGTACATCGTGTTTTGGGGCAACTTACTATATTGATAATACTGCTACTGGAGCAGGTGATGGTTCATCATGGACGGATGCTTATACCACATTTTCTGCGGCATTTGCAGCAAGGTCTGGCGTTAATACATATTATGTATCAGGAGGGACTAGCGGAAAAACATATTCTGAATCTGGAACGGCTGTTATAAATATCGGATCAAATGATGATGGATCAACGATCACTTCCAGCACTGATACTGGTCATAATGGAATAGTTACAATTAATGGTGTTGCCAATGCAAACCATTGCGTAAATAGCACCATAAACTCGCCGGACGTTGTTATTAACGGGCTGTATTTAATAGCCGGAAGCACGAAGTATTGTGTTCTTAATTATGCACCTGGCATGATCGTAACTGGATGTACGCTCGATGGGGTATCATCAAGCCAGAGGTTACTTTTAACATCCGGCAATACTGCGACAACAACGCTTACCAAGTGTATTTTTATAAATAGTACAAGTCCTAATTATAGTATTTATGGATCATCTGGAGGCGACAACACCCTTAATTATTGTAAGATTATTGGTGGGGCAACCACCACGAATAATTATGTTTATTCTGGAGGAGGTGGCGCATTTACATCTAATAATTGCCTTTATACAAATTTGCCTGCTGGCGCATTCTATGCAGACACATCATCCAGCACTATAGTCTCTAATAATGATATGTTTATAGGTCTGCATAGATTATACCCTTCATCATCCTCTAATACCTTTATGGCTGCTGGTACTGGATCGGTAACAATAAATAATTCTTATTATGATGGAGCAGGTGGACGAACTCCAAGGGCAGATTATATTGATGGTGGAACTGTAACCATTAATAATTCACATGGATATAAATATTCCAAGATTACCCATCATAGAAGACATGGCTTAGTAACAGTTTTGGTAGATTCATCAGATGAAACATATGTTAAGAATTGTGCTTCTGTAGGTAATACTTATGGTATCCCCTTGTCTTTCGGCTTAAATCGGTACAGTGTACGAGACAGTCCCACTACTCAATGGGCTGACAACGAAACAGAGGTTAAGGCTGAACTCTATGCGCTTACACAATCTCCTAATGAGGCACATGAAATAACAAATCATACAATATCCCACCCATATCTTAGCTTAACCAGTGCGTTTACGGCAACCTATTCAGGCGCAGGTGCTGGACAGATAATTATATCTGGGACATACCCCGATAAAATAGCAACTATTACATCAAATGGGGTAACTGTCGCAGAATTAGATATTACCGATGATGACTACGGGGCATATCATAGGGATCTAACAACCGTTGGTGGTTTAAGACTTGCAATAAATGATCTAACAAATTGGGCAACCTCTGCTGCATCTGGCGGTCCCACTGGATCTTTAAGCCGAGGTCTTAAAAATGGTACTTATACCATAACAACTGATACTGCGGTGCCTCAAGATATTGATACTAATTATGATTTTTGGAAATCCGAGATAACCGGAATGACTGACTGGATAGAATCATTTATGGGCGCTAATTATGTAAAGGCGTTTATTATACCATATGGTACTCGTGATGGAACCACATATACCGCAACGTGGCAAACATGGATGAATAATAATATTGCTACAACCCATTGCGGAGGGGCCAGAACTATGCATGCTACCGAGGAAACATCTCCCACTTCATCCTTGCTTGCTGATGGTGTAGCACATATAATGGGTATTGGTACACAGGCATCTGTGCAGTTAGTAGTACCTGATTCAGAGAATGCTACCGAAACTTCTATCCGGGAAAATACTAGGGCTTGGGCTTCATGGGTGGCTGAAACTGGTGCTCTTGGGGTACTAACAGTACATGAGACTGAATGTTCAGTAACACAGTTAGGGTATATTTTAGATGAAATAACTAAGGCGCAAGATATATCTATATATACGTTTGGTGGGCTTATTGACTACATTCGCACAAGTGGTTTATGGGTGGATGCAGGAAGTGGGGCGTGGACTAGAACGTATACGGATTTATCCGACTACCATCTTCTGTCGGCATCTCCATGTATTGATAGTGGCTCAAATCTCGGCAGTTCTTACCAACTAGACTATAACGGTAGCAATCAGAACTCTTACGGAAGCGGGTGGGATATTGGAGCTTATGTAGACACAAAAAACTACTCAGAGAAGTAAGGGGATGAAACTATGAAGACTATGAAAACGATCACCGTTTTATTGATAGTATTTCTAGCCTGTCTAAACCTTTATGCTGCAACGGTTGAAATATCTTGGAAACCTAACAGTGAGAGCGATCTTGCAGGGTACAAAGTATACTACGGCACAACTTCTGGGCAGTATGGAGCACCCATAGATGTTGGAAATATCACTGTATATACGATGACTATTAGTCCTATCCATGGGGGACTTCACTACTTTGCCCTTACAGCTTACGACACTTCGGGGAATGAATCTGGTAAATCAGAAGAAGTCTCTGTCTTTATCCCTGACTTAACATCTCCTCAAACTCCTGGACAGATTATAATCATCATAAGGCCATGAAAAAGGGTTAGCATGAAGAAAGGGGTTATGAGTATGTGCCACCACCTGTTTATGGAGTTAATGTTTCTGGAGCAGTGACACAATAAATCAACTATATTAATGTTTTCCTGTCTGAGTGACAGGACAAAAGGGTCATGGTTTATGTAGTTCAATCCTAAGAGCATCTATAATATATTTAATATCTTCATCCATCTTACACGGGGTATATGCAGATAGGTCACAAACTTCAATATTGTCAGCATATTTGCAATTCCGGCAAGATACCCGTAATTTCATATCACCTAATATACTTAAAAGATTATTTACTAGCACATGTATAGGGTCATAGCACATTGCCTTAAGTAGTTCATCTCTGGCTTCAAGATATTTTCTATCCCATTCACTTATTACATATGGATCAACCATATTTGCTGCATGCATATAATTCTGTATAAGCTCTTCAGCTTTTGATATTTTTATCATTATTCTTTCCTTACTTTCCCTTTACTCAGCCTTAACCGCCATCTTCATCCAAGAGGAAAGCAATCGCATCTTCCCTTGATCCACAGTTTATCGTAGACGTTGTATGGCTGTGTGTATAAAGTGTCTGACTCCAGACCTTCTGCATTCCTTATTTCTACTTCACTCCAATAGTCATTAAAATATCTGTAGCTACGGCAACCTGCTATTTGGGCTGCCTTTGTTTTCGATGTCGTTACGATAAGGCCTCGACGTAATCCGTCTAGATTTCCGGTGTAGCATTTTAGTTTGCTCATCTTTTTATCTCGCTTTCATTTACTCTGATTTTATTGCCATCTTCAGGCGATCAGGGTGTCTCTTTGGTGAGTGTTATGTTGTATTTCATCCTTATCCTCCTCAACTTCCACGCACTTAACCAATTGTCCGTCTGATCCACAAATTACTTCCTTTGTGCAGTCATCGTTTTCGTCTATGTAAGGATTATGTGGTTTTCTATGTTTGCACCTAAGCGCACACGTTTCATCAATTTCGTTACAGATTACCTTCATTTTTCACACTCCCTTAAAAGATGTCTTATTTCTTCATATTTATTAACCCTACATATAGCCACCCTAAATGCCTCGTCTAAAGTAGGTTGATAATTAGATGATATAGATTCAAAAGAATTATTTATGCTGATATTGACACTATACCCAAAGTTATCATCATAGAATATATGAATACTTTTTGCCCTAGCTTGTGTTATTGTTCCATTAAGGTGCTGAACATTAATAGTTGCTTCATTATTAAATTTTTCACAACCAAACAGGGACAATAGAATTATTACTGTGATAAGTATCTTTTTCATCCTAATCCACCTCCACCCACCGCTCGCCGGTGAGTTCTACGCAGTCGATTCTGTCCTCTCCTCCCTGTTCGTCTGCCTCAGCCCTAGTTAGATGGTGACTCACATGATCGTAGGGATATATATTCTGGAATACTCTTACTCTCACCTTAGCCTTCCTTTTTTTCGGTTTCGCGGGCCCGACCAGATCGAATGGGCCGTGGAAGAGATCGGGGTAGAGCTGATCTGGGTGGTACTTTCCGTCTGCAAAATATGATACTGTAAACTTAATGGCGTTGAACTTTATATTAATTAGCAATGTTTCCTGAATACTTATCCCGTTGCTGATAATAACTCCACTTCCAAAAATGGTAGACCATACCGGATCTCCCACCTTTGCCGTCTTCCCATCGAAGGGATTTTCTATTCTTATAGTCATTTAGTTCCCTCCTTGTTCTCGTCCTCACCACAAAGCCGTGAGATGATCTCCCTTTTGACCTCCTCAACATGCTCAGCCACTCTAAACTCACATGCCGAGATAACATAACCGATAACATAACCAATAAGTCTGTTTACTAACTCCGCAGCTTCTTCTTTTTTCATATTAACTCTCCTTGATCTCGGTAAAGGTTATTCCTGCAAAGTTATCTAAACATACTCCTTTAAATCCTGAATAGTCGACGAGCATCTCGCTACAAATACGTTGATATTCCATAGGACATATATCTTTACGATCACAGTCATGTACTGTAGCAGATACATGCATCATATACTGCTTGCCTGGGATCGGCGTTACCGGATTAGGAAAAATAAGAGAGACAATATGGTTGAAGGCTTTTTCTAGGATGTCTTCCTTTTCATAGAAATGAATGTTATGTCGCAATACTTCACCTTCCGCTTGCCTTGCTTTGTCGATTAAATCTCCTAATAAGCTTTCAAACTCTTCTTTTTTCAT